CAATTAATTCAGTTCTCACAGGATCAGAAGGTGCTACCTTATCAGTAATACCTTTTGCTTCCTCACAAGTGAGGAGAGTAGCGAGTAGTATGTCCATGAGATGAACGATCCGTTCCGAGTCGGCTTACTTGCGACCTGAATGTATCAGGTTGAACGATTGTGTTAATACTAACACAGTTACTTTATTTAGTCAAGTGTTTTTGTAAAATGTGATACAGTTTTACAACTGTCTACCATTTTTATCCACTAAGAGTTGAGATGCTTGAAAGAGATTAGATTTTCTATACTTCATCGCCTTCTTATATTCTTTTACAAGTTTAGCAACTTCATCCTTAGATATCTTAACATTTAATTTACCATTTTCATCTTTAACAAATCCCAGTCCACTATCTTCTCCCTTACTCTCTTCCTGTTGTTCAAGGTATTCATTGATAGTATTCTGGATCTCTCCTTCAATAATATCATTGATTTGTTGTTCTATTTCTTTATCATTCATCGATGCGAGGCCTCCTTTTTCTTTTTTTCCTTTCAGGTGGTTTAACATTCCAAAGATTGGGTCTTATTGTACCGCATCCATAATCAATTGACTTAACAGACCCTGGCCCATATTTATCATAATACATATCAAAAACATTTGCCATCTTTTCTGAACGAGTTACATCCAAATGGTCTTTACCCTCTACTGTATATTTTACATTAAAGGCATCAGTAGGAAGATTCCTATCCTCTGCCTTTTCAACAGTGGTTTTTTCTAAAACAATCTGACAAGAATATTGTTGCGTATTATTTTCAATTTGTTTTGGTGGTTCTGCTTTCTTCTCTGTTTTTGTGGTCATGAACGACCTCCCCATTGAATATCTGGATATGCTTGTTGTACCATATCATAAGTTATTTTATACTTACTTTCTAAATCTTTATCCTTTACTAAACATATAATCTTAGCCTCTTCAGGATGAAGACCCTCCAATAACTGAATGAACATCGTTTCCCGACGAATAGCACTCAAACGATCATTACCACCCTTGACAAAATGATAAAGATTTTTCCACTCTCTACGAAGAGATGTGTGATCAGTGCCAATAGGAACCTCATTCTCCTTATAAGGAACAGGGCCTTCAGGAATAACTGAAATTGCTGTGGGATCAAAATTCCAAATAAGAATTGCCTTCAAAGCAAGATCATCATACTCTCTGAGGATTTCAATCTTCTTGGCTTTAGTCCTTTGCTTGTCCACTAGTTCAAGAATTTCATGAACAAAAGGATTAGGAGGCAATTTAACTCTTACACTTGGTTTCCTAGTCGTCGTTTTCTTCGTCGGTGTCATGTGTTTCAATTCTTAGGGCTAAAATTTCATCGGGAACTAACTGTCCGTTGGCATCAAACATTTCTGGATGAGTGTATACCACTTGAGGAGTAGTCTCATAAGAATGCTGTCTTGCCATCCATCCTATCATACCTCCCACTAATAATGCAAGTATAGACATTACTGTCATAAGTGTCAATGCTACTACTAATGTTTCTGACATGGCACTCCTCCAAGAGTTTTTATTTTTTTCTAATGTCCAAGTAAAAATTAAAATGAAAGATAATTTCTCTATTCCAGAGTGCAATTAACTTTCCAAACTTTACTTGAAAGGTTTTAGGTTTTTCGGGTTTCCTCCTTCTACGTAACAGTAATTCTACACCACGATTGATCTCTGTGGTGTCTTTATTTAGAGACTTTTTTTCGTCTTCCAGGTCTTCTGTCATGGCGATACCTCACTGCATCTTCAAGAATACCTCCAAGGTATGCTTTTATTTTACGTGCTTTAGGTTTAGGAATATGTCCATAGGCCTCACGTAATTGTTTATGATTGTTGTCAGCACCTCCTTTAATATATTCTTGGAGTTCTATGATTTGATCAGAGATTTCCTTTGCAGTAGAACTATGAAGGAAAGCATCTACTTCTTCTTTTTTAGTTTTACGATACTTTAAAAACTCATAAAATTTAAGTTGCATCCTACCATCAAACGCAAGTTCAATGGCATGTTCGATCATGTCATAAACTGTTTCAAAGTCGTCAACTTTTTTCATTAGACTAATTGATTCTCCTTTAGATATTGAACTGTCTCAGTGCATCCACCGAGGTGTTGCATATCATTTACTACCACTTGAGGAAAAGTAGATCCGTTGCCGAACTGGGAATAAAATCCTGCTCTATCAAAATCCTCATCCAGTTTATAAATGACATGCTCTAACTTAGATAACTGTAACACCTGTTTAACCTTATCGCAATAAGGACATCCATTTTTAGAATAAACAGTAAACTTCATATTACCTATTTAAAAATTTATTTAGTGTTTGATAAGACTGCAGCCCAATCAGCATCGAATAATTGCAATCCTTTGTCTGTAAGAACATGGTTATACATCTTCTCAAAAACTGATGGTGGCATTGTCACGACTTGAGCACCAAGGGCAAAAGAAGTAGAAACTGCTTTCACTCCTCTTATGGATGCAGATAAAATCTGAGTTTTGATCCAATGCTTATTAAAGATCTCAGAGATGTCACTGATTACATCTAATCCATTGACTGAGTTATCGTCAAGCCTTCCTACAAATGGTGAAACATATGTTGCTCCTGCTTTAGCAGCAAGTATTGCCTGTGCAGCATCAAAAATCAATGTAACATTAACCTTTGTACCATCTTTTGCTAACTGATTACAAACATAAAGACCATCTGGAGTACAAGGAACCTTTATAGTTGCTACTTCTTGGAACTTAGAGGCAAGCCTACGACCCTCAGAGGTCATCTCTTCACGACTTCCTACTACTTCCATACTAATGTCTCTTACACCTGCTTCAGCGAGTTCCTGATACACATCCTCAGGATCTCTACCACTCTTCATAATCAGAGTTGGGTTGGTTGTCACTCCATCAATCAGACCAGTCTCAAAATGTTCAAGAATGGTTGAGACATCTGCTGTGTCTAAAAATATTTTCATAAGAATAATTTACCTAGTGTATCTATAAAAAAGAAATAAAAAAGGAGACCCTTTTGTGAGGGTCTCCCTATTGTATCAGGTTGTTTGTGTTTTATCAACCTTTAGGTGTCATCTTATACGCACCAAATGCACTAGCAGCAATTGCCGCAACCATAAGAAGAACTTCCATTAGCCTATAGCAGGAGCAACAAGTGCAACTTCACTAGTCTCAGCAGCTGCTAAGTCAAGTGGGAAGTTGTGAGCATTACGCTCGTGCATTACTTCCATACCAAGGTTTGCACGGTTAAGTACATCACCCCAGGTTGGTACAACCTTGCCTGAAGTATCAACTACAGACTGGTTGAAGTTGAATCCATTTAGGTTGAATGCCATTGTGCAGATACCCATAGAGGTTAACCATACACAGATAACAGGCCATGATGCTAGGAAGAAGTGAAGACTTCTTGAGTTGTTGAATGATGCATACTGGAAGATAAGTCTACCAAAGTATCCATGAGCAGCAACGATGTTATAAGTCTCTTCCTCTTGTCCAAACTTGTATCCATAGTTCTGAGAATCTAATCCAGTAGTCTCACGGATGAGTGAGGATGTGACCAAGGAACCATGCATAGCAGAGAACAAAGCACCACCAAACATACCTGCCACACCTGCCATGTGGAATGGATGCATGAGGATATTATGTTCCGCTTGGAAGACAAACATAAAGTTGAATGTCCCTGAGATCCCCAACGGCATACCGTCAGAGAATGATCCTTGTCCGAAAGGATAGACCAAGAAGACTGCAAAGGCAGCTGAAACTGGTGCAGAATAAGCAACACAAATCCAGGGTCTCATACCCAGACGATAGGACAATTCCCACTGTCTTCCCATGTATGCGGAGATACCAATGAGGAAGTGGAAGATAACCAACTGATAAGGACCACCGTTATACAACCACTCATCTAGAGTTGCTGCTTCCCAGATTGGGTAGAAGTGTAATCCAATTGCGTTGGAAGATGGAACGACAGCACCAGAGATGATGTTGTTACCATATAAGAATGAACCAGCAACTGGTTCACGGATTCCGTCGATATCGACAGGAGGTGCTGCGATGAATGCTATGATAAAGCAAGTTGTAGCAGCTAATAGGCAAGGGATCATCAAGACACCAAACCAACCAACATAGATGCGGTTGTTAGTACTTGTAACCCACTCGCAGAACTCGGACCATCCAGATAGGAGTCCTTGTTCTCTTTTTTGAAGAGTTGTCATGAGGACAATTTAAGTTATAGGGCTCAAAGGGTAGAGCGATATAATATTTCCACCAATCCCTTCACTGGTGGATATGAGAGATGTAACCCCCGTGATCTCGGTTTGAGGTATTAAATGTGAGCATATGCCCACCAATCTATTTAGTATAACGTTTTGTTAAGTATGTGTCAAGTATAGTATCCACTTCTCCAACTGACCACCATATGTATCCCAGTATACCTTAACCATTTATTAAGTATTATTGCTGTATATATAGAAATAGGTTTGATGTCTCAAAGAATGAAAAGACTTTTACCTCTTGCTATGTTATTGATGACGGGTGCGTTGGTAGCACCATCAGCTAAGGCTGATATAACATCCAGAATGACATCTAGTGTTCAACTGCAAGTTAATGCTGCTGCAACACAGATGAAGAGAATTGGCTCTTCATTTAGTATCACGGGTAATAACGTGGATACAACTGATGGTACAACTGCTAATACAATTAGTGCTGGTACTATAACATCAGGTGTCTATGCTCCTGGTACTATTGCTGCAACACAGGATGATCCTGGCGAATCTTTCAGCTTCACTCAGGCATTCACTCAAGGTGATGCGATTGATACAACTGGACCAGACATCGGTGATGTTTCGGCATACGGTGATCAATTGTCTACTGCAGCTGGAACTGTTGGCGACTTA